CCACTACCTGCGGTACCAGTTGTTAGATACAAAGTCTTACCCCATGCAGCCATGCACGAACCATGAGTTTGTGCTGCAGTTACATCATTACCAGATGAGTACTGCAGAGTGGTAAAGTTTCCACCAGTTGACTTGTACACCTTTGTGTGGTTAGCCAACATCAAGTGCGGTGTTGCACCAGGAAACGCATACAGTTTGTGTGGGTTCCATGTTCCAGTAATTGCTGTTGAGTTTATCTCACGGATTCCACCACGAGTAAACAAACCACCACGTGGGTCAACCTCGACATTCAACATGTCGGGTGACTCGTTGCGCTTCAACTGAAATTGGTCAGCCCGAAGGTTTAGACCACCAGTAAAGTCGTCGTAGCGTTCAACAGATACAGCACTCATTGTCCAAGTGTCGCCCCAAGCGTCTGCAACCAGCGACGCATAGTTGGATACTCTCGACCAGCAGACATAATAACCGGCTGTGCACTTGATGCTTTCATCAAGTCACGGCGAGCAAGTCCAACACCTTCTTCAAACGAACGCATGTACATGGCGGACAAATCAGAATCTTCCTGACGCTGATAAACCCGTGCAATCACAAAGTAAGGAAGCAGTGCATGGAACCACTCATCAAGGTCAATTGTTTCGCTTGTGTTCGTTAACCATGTATATACAGGGTTACGATAGGCACGAACAGTAATTGGGTAAATTGCATCAGGCTTAGCCCACAACTGCAACTTCTTATCCCAGAAAGAAAAGAAGTACGGTCGGCTGGGAACATCTGTGTTCCCAAGCCAAATTTCTTCGGCGTTGTCATATGGAATCAAAGTTAACCGAGCACCCGAGGTGCTCGTATCTACAACAGAAATGATTTCTCGAATATCACCGATAGTGGCAACGGTGTATTCACGCTGGTTGGCAACCGTGTTAAATGTGTAAGTCTCCTGTAGATACGGCCACCTGCGCTCAAGTGAGTAGATGCGCTGAAAGCCTTCACGAGCGAACTGGTCAATAATAGAGTCTGGAAGGTCGGTTTCATCCAAGTCAACCATGTTCCTGACTTGTGTACGGAGTTGTGTAAGGGTAATGCTCATTTAGCCTCGCCTTTAGAACGTAGATGTCCAATACAGAAATCAGTGCCCCGTGCCTTCGGACCTTCACAGGTGTCATCGTTGGCTGTACAGCGATTGCGCCCAATGTAGGGCGCAGAAGGTGGTGCCAGTTTGGCACCCGCTGTCGGGGCAAGTCGGATACCAGCCACAGGCTGTCCGTACAGTGAATGTGCTAATTTGGCATTTTTCATATACCAATAGCCTTGTTTGTTACCTGCAACGGTAACTGTAAATTACTTGTTCTTGTAAAGAGGCTTTACTTGACGCTTGTTTATATCTTGCGAAGCACTCTTGCCCTTGCCTGCAACAGAAGTACCAGACTTTGCTCCGCCATATCCAGCAACACCCTTCATTTGAGAAGTGGCATTACGTGATGAGGACTTCGGCATAGCCTTTGGCATAGCCTTTGGTGTAACTTTTGATGTGGAAGAAGCGGTTGAACTAGCAGCCTTCTTCTTTGGGGCACCGAAGCCGGCACGGCTTACGTTGCCAGACTGGAACTTCTGACGAAGTTCTTTACGCTTTGCTGCGTCCACAGGCTTACCCTTTGCTTCAAGTTCTTTCATTCGTGTTTGAACAAAGAACTTCTGTCGAGCAGCCTGCTTCGACCTTGGTGTTGATGCCATTCCCGCTGTTTTCTCAACAAACGCCTTGCGGTCAGCAACACGCTTAGCAACCATTGGTTTTGCTTTCTTCATCGCCATTAGTACATTCCTTTGCTAGATGATTTCATTTTTTTGGATGATTTACTTGACTTACGCTTTGGGTAAGTAGAAGTTGTTTTTCCAGCCTTTGGAGTTGCACTCGCATGGCTGTCAAGAATTGAATACTTTACTGGCATGATTCTCCTTAAAAGAAAAGGGGGATGGAGTGTGGCCTCCACCCCCCAATTCAGATTACTTATACTCGGTAAATACTTACCGTGTCTGCTGCAGTGAATACTGCAACAAACGACGCTGACGATGCTGCTGCAACGGTTGCTGAACCCACAAGGGTCACTCCCGAAGCACCTGCTGTCAATGTAATTGCATGGGTTGAAGCAGCAAGGTTTACAACTGAGAATCGGAAACTTGAACCGACACCCTCATCTGTAAACGCTGCACCCAACTCTGCACCAGTTGGAGTTGTCAACGCACGACCCGTTGTTGGGGTCATGGTGTAAACAACCTGCGCTGCACCAGCAAGAGTTGCTGCTGATTGGGTTGTGGCTGCATCAGTAGCGGCAACAACAGTTACCTTCTCTTCTTTTGCTGCCCATGTTTCAAGACGCTTACGTGTTACCGCACCGTCTGTACTGTTTGCTAATAGTGGCATTTCATTCTCCTTTTAGGTTAGTTAACTTAGGCGGTCTTTGCCGTGAGTTTGCCCTGCTTGGCACGGTTGCGTACTGTCAGGTTGCCGTAGCACATGATGAGCGCATAGCGAGCATCGGTGTCTTCTGGCTTGATGAACTCAGTCTGCGAGAACCACTTGTTGGAGTGACCAACCAATGTGATGTACTTGCTGTTGAGGAAGAAGAACGTTCCTGCGGTGCAGTGTACGTCATACATTACAGGAGCAGCCTTGAACAACAGGTTCTGGAATCCAGCGTCTGCAGTCTTGGTGTCCGTGTAACGGAGGTTTGGCTGAAGCAATGCTTCGTACTTCTCGAACAACGTCTGCGTTGTCAACAAGGTGTCTGGGTGGTCATTACCAACCGAAACGCTGTTGTACATCGAGGACATGTCGGCAAGTGACAAGGCAACGGCATCGTTGTCTTCCTTTGAACGCCAGAACTCGTTGCCTGCGGTTGCAGAGTTGATTCCGCCAACAGTGTTGCCGGATTCAATCAAGTTGCCAAGACCGTTCCAGTCTTTTCCGCTGTTGCCAGTTCCATCAGCAAAGAACATCTGGTTGAAAGATTCACGCATTGACTCTTCAGCCTGCATAATCTTTGCTTCCAAAAGATTGATGATTTCTTGTTCACCGTTGTTCTTGGCTTCTTCGATACCGCTGATTGCGATAGAAGCAGCGTACTGCTTCCAATCGTATTCTGCAGCCGAGATACCCTCTTGTGGGGTCAAGGCAAGCGAATCGTAACCGCTGTATGAAGCAACAGTTGAGTTCTGACCGTAGATGAGTGGTTCAACAATCTTCGTACCGCCGTTAAGCATACGGATGCGACCCTTGTCCATCAAGGTATAGGTGAGTGGGCGGGCAGTAAATACGTTGTCTGTCAATTGCGAACGGTAGTTAGCAAGGGTTGTGGACAGAAGCGCATCAAAGTTGGCGTTTGCGGCCATGATATTTTCTCCTTGGGGTTAAATGCTAAACGCTATGTTGCCGTTTTGCGGCTTCGTAGGCATCTCGCAATGATGTGATTGGTTTAGCCGATACATCGGCGCTAGATGCTGATGAGCCGCTACTTACAACTGATGCTTGACGTTTTGCCTGAGTAACTTGTGTCTGTTCTTGAGCCTTCTTCTCACGAAGATGGCGAACAGCCGAAGCGTCCTCATACAACCTGTCAAACGCCACTTGCTTGTAAACTGCTTCCAAATCTGATGAGCCAATGGCGAGAGCCTTGGCTACAACTTCATTGGCATCAAAATCCGAGCCGTATCGTGTTTGCAGAGACTGAACAGTTTTTTCCAACTGGTCCATCGCCTTTTGTTGTTCAAAAGCCGCTAGACGCTGGTCTAACTGTCGGTACTGTTTCTCCACTGGGTCCATGTACAGTTCCTCTTCTTCAGAGGGTTGCTGTGCAACACCATAGTGCTGTGAAAGCAGCGCCAAAGTACCGTTTGGGTCATTCTGCAGGGCTTCCTGCAAAGCAACACCGTACTGTACTTGTTTCCGTTGCTCACTGAGTTCCTGCGTCTTGCGGGTATAGTCCGCTTGACGTTGGTAGCCAGAAAGCGCCTCTTTGAGAGGCACTTGAAGTTCTTCTCCACCGACGGACACAGAAACATATTTGTCTCCGTACTCATCAACGGCAAGCAATTCAATTTGCTCCTCAGTGAGGTTTTCAACTACATCTAAAACTTCTTCAACTTGTCCCAAACCTTCTAGTTCAGGGGTTGTGTCCGTACTGACTTCATTGCTATTAATATCGCTCATTCGTTCGAGTCCTCCAAGGTTGCTCTACTAGTATGTTTTTATCGTTACATACCCTGTGGTGGCATTCCGCCACCCTGCATTTGTTGCATTAGTTGGGCAAGTACTTCTGGTGGCAATTGTGCCAATTCAGGTGGCAAACCACCACCCATGTCTGGTGGCATCTCCTGTGGCATGCCTTCTGGCATACCTTGCGGCGCTCCTTCCATCGGTGGAGGAGCACCCTGTGGGGTAATTGGCTGTGCTGGCAACTCAGGTTGCATAACAAAAGATGCGGCATTCTTGATGCCAAATCCGTATTGAAGAACGTAGTTGGCCAGTTTAGGCATGTCAATGATTCCAGTACCAACAAAGGGTGCCATTGCGTCCACAACCTGCATTGCCATCTGACGACGGAATGATTCGTTTACTGGTTGTGTAGAACCACCCTCTACCTCAAAGTCAAACTCACCCTGAATGTAGTCACGGTCGAATGTCAGCCAAGCCTGCTTGGCTTCAGAACCAGCAATTCTTACAGCCTGCTCACCAGTCATAAACTGTTGAGCAAGAGCAATCAAGCGTCGTGCTGTAGCAGCAATTGCCAATTCAATAATTGCCAACTTGTCTGCAGAACGAGCATTGGCTGCGTCCTGGATAATTCCAGCCTCTGTTGCTGTACGACGAATCTCAGGCAACGAACCACGCTGATACTCAGACACACCCGATACACGGTCAATGTCAGAAGAAATAAGGTTAGATTGGTTGTAGAACTCTGGTGGGCTAATTACTGCTGGCATTGGCGTGATAACACCGCCAATTGCTTCATCAGAAATTACTGGAACCATTACGTTGTCTTCGTCCGACTCAAGAGCAGAACGACCATCAGCGTCAAACGCTGATTCCTTGTACAGCCACTTGCGTGAGAAACGCTTACGGTGGTTCATCATCTGTGTACGAGTCTGATTGAGTTCCATCTGCAATGGTTCAATTGCTTCCAATTCACCCATTGGGTAGAAGTGGTCTGGAACCTCATAGTTGCAAAGCATTACAAATGGATGACCAAATGAAAATGGCATTTCAATTGGTGCGACAAGGAACTTGTCGCTACCATCACAAAAAACCGACATCATTCCACGGTCAATGTCGTAATACTCCCAAATTTCTACATAGGCATCATCATCACCCTCGTTTCGACGAGGGCGAAGATTGCCACGGAAGTCATCAACACCCCACTTGGAATAATGCGACGGGGCTGCTTCGTTTCTTGCTGTCGAGTTGTAACGCTTGTCTTTTTTAACTTCTTTTAACGACCTACGTACTCGCTGTGCAATCCATTTAACATCGGACATTGAAGTTGCATCTGGGTCAACAAACACATCAAAAGGGGAAATGCGCTCAACGAATGGTCGGTCTTCTGTAATAATCATTTCTGATTCAGCAATTGACTCTGGAGCGTTTGTTGCAAGTTCGTCAGATGTTTCGTATGGTTCGTTTGTTTTTTCAACAAAACGATAACCAGTCTTAATCCATCCATGGCCACAAACAAGCATGTCTTTTACTGCACGACGGAACTCTTTTTGGCAGTCGTAATGTCTCCACCAGTAGTTAACAATCGCTTCAGTAACTACAGCATTTGGTGCTTGTTCAAACCTTTTGGCAGATACTGTAATTTTAGGATAGTTAACAGAAACGCCAGGAGCAATTACGTTAATGGTTGCAAAAGCAATGTTGACCAATAATTGGTCTTCTTCTGTGCTTGCCTTATAATGTTTGCCACGATACATGTCAATCATTCGTGACCACAAATCGTCGTAGCGTTCTTCACGCCTCCAACGGCGTGACTGTTCAATCCTGTCTCGGTAGCGCTTAATGTATTCGGAATTAGATGTCCTAGCCATTAGTCCTCTTTCTTTCCTTGGTGCCAGCCGATGTGTTGGTCAAGTTTGCTTCCAATTTTGTCGACTTTAATTCCCACAAGTTTGAGCAAGTCCCT